AGGATTACCTAGAGGGTAATCGTCCATTCGTACAAGTTGGTTATGATCCCAACTTAAACAACAACAAACGTAAAGAAGGTGAAGAATGGGAAGACGCACAAGGTAGAAAATGGGTTTGGAAAAATGGGGTAAAACGCAGAGTTCCTAAAAAAGCAAAGATTATTAACGAACAACGTTGCAAGAAATGTAATATGGATGTTCGTTGGGGTAATTATTTAGATGATCGTGTATGGCCAAAAACAGGTATGTGCTACGATTGTTATACAAAGTTTCAAACTGATTTGAAATTGATGGGTATGTTTGAAGTTTACAACGAACTTCAAGATCTTCGAAATGAACGTGGTGTTTTAGAGGATTATAAAAAGAAGTTCGAAGAAAGTAAACAATTTTGCGAAGAGAACAAAGATAAACCTGTTACATTTCTTGAAGAAGATGGTTCATTTGAAAAGTGGGATGGTAATATAGACTATAATAAAATACTAGAAGATCTTAATAAGGATTTGGACGTTGTATATAAACGTTTAGATGAATTAAACGTTAAGATAAAAGAGTACGAAGAAAAGTATGAGTCAGCAAAATCTAAGAGATATAATAAAGCAAGAGTATAAAAAGTGTATTGAGGATCCTATATACTTTATGAAAAAGTATGTAAAGATCCAACATCCAATACGAGGTACTGTTGGTTTTGAATTATATCCATTCCAAGAAAGTGCTTTACAAGAGTTTGTTGATAATCAGTTAAACATTGTTCTTAAAAGTCGTCAGATGGGTATCAGTACTCTTACTGCTGCTTATAGTTTGTGGTTAATGACATTCCATAACGATAAGAACATTCTTTGTATTAGTATTACACAAGAAACTGCAAAGGAAATCGTTACCAAAGTTAGATTTGCTAATGATAATCTTCCCAGTTGGTTAAAAGTTCCGTGCGTAGAAGATAATCGATTGTCACTTCGTCTTAAGAACGGATCTCAAATCAAAGCGGTATCTTCTGCCGGTACAGCCGGTCGTTCATCAGCACTATCTCTACTAATCATAGACGAAGCGGCATTTATTGATGGTATTGAAGAAATCTGGCTATCTTCACAATATACTCTGTCTACAGGTGGTAGAGCTATCATATTAAGTACTCCAAACGGCGTTGGTAACTTTTTCCACAAAACGTGGGTGGAAGCTGAAGAAGGTAAGAATAATTTTAAAACAATTAGACTTCCTTGGCATTTACATCCGGAAAGAGATCAAGCTTGGAGAGATAAACAAACAGAATTATCTGGGGTAAAAGGTGCTGCGCAAGAATGTGATTGCGATTTTAGTACATCAGGTAATCAAGTAGTTAGTGTTGACGTATTGGAGTTTTATAAACAAACGCATATAAAAGATCCTATAGAACGACGGGGTAATAATCAAGATTTATGGATCTGGGACTATCCAAATTATAGTAAAAATTACTTAGTAACAGCAGATTGTGCTAGAGGTGATGGTGGGGATTTTAGTGCATTTCATATTATTGATGTTGAAACGATGGAGCAAGTAGCAGAATATAAAGGTCAGTTAACTACAAAGGATTATGGAAATTTATTAGTAAGTGTAGCTACGGAGTATAATAATGCTTTATTGGTTGTAGAAAATAATAACGTTGGTTGGGGCACTCTTCAACAAATTATAGATAGAAATTATCAAAATACATTTTACAGTGCAACAGATCTCACTATTGTAGATGTAGAAAAATCTTATAGCAATAAATTACACGCACAAGATAAAAAAATGATTGCAGGATTTACTACAACTAGTAAAAATAGACCATTGATTATTAGTAATTTGGAGTTATTTTTTAGACAAAAGCAAGTTATTATAAAATCTAAAAGATTATATGAAGAATTAAACGTCTTCATTTGGAACGGGGCTAAAGCTGAGGCAATGAGGGGTTATAATGATGATTTAGTAATGTCGATGGGAATTGGATTGTGGATAAGAGAGACAGCATTGAGACTTAGAAATGATCAAATTGCTTATAATAAGGCTATGATTTCTAAGATTTCTAAAATAACCAGTGACATTTCAATTCCTAAACAAGTTAGTACAGTACCGGATTATCAAAAGACAATGGAATTTAGTGTAAACGATAAAAAAGAAAGTTTAACTTGGTTGTTGTAAATACTTATATATTATAGACATATTATATGGCAGATAAATCTTTTCAAGAATTACGTAATCGTTCATTATTCGCTCGATTAAAACGATTGTTTTCTAATGACGTAATTGTTCGCAACATAGGTGGTAAAAAATTAAAAGTAGTTGATACAGATGAAATACAGTACGCTACGGATCGTAATAGTTTAAGAGATCGTTTTAATAGATTAAGAACCACATCATATAATCAATATACCAGAGACTTCAATTTAAGTTATCAAAGTAGTCGTGTAGAATTATTTCGAGATTATGATACAATGGATATGGATCCAATTCTTACATCTGCGTTGGACATATATGCCGATGAATGTACTACGAGAAATGAATTGGGAGAAATTATTCATATAAAATCATCAAATGATGAAATTAAGAACATACTTCATAATTTGTTTTATGACATTCTAAATATCGAATTTAACTTATGGAGTTGGACTCGTTGTATGGTCAAGTATGGAGATTTTTATCTTCGTTTGCATATTAGTCCTGAATATGGTGTATATTTAGTTGAACCATTGAGTACCTATTATGTTACCCGTGTAGAAAATGCCGCTTTAACAAACAAAAACTTTGTAAAATTCCAAGTTAACCTTCCATATGGAAATAAAATTGAAGACTTAGAAAACTATCAAATAGCACATTTTAGATTACTAAGTGATAGCAATTTCTTGCCATATGGTAAGAGTACATTAGAAGGCGCACGTCGTGTTTGGAAACAATTGAGTTTGATGGAAGACGCAATGTTAATTCATCGTATCATGCGTGCTCCTGAAAAACGTATTTTCAAAGTTGATATTGGTAATATTCCTCCAAATGAAGTAGATAATCATATGGAAAGAATAATCACTCAAATGAAAAAAGTTCCTTACTTGGATCAACAAACAGGTGATTATAATTTGAGATTTAATCTACAAAATATGGTCGAGGACTTTTTCTTGCCTGTTCGTGGCGGCGATAGTGGTACAAGTATTGAAAATTTATCTGGACTAGAATGGACAGGTACTGATGATATTGAATATCTTCGCAATAAGATGATGGCAGCACTTAAAATTCCAAAAGCGTTTTTGGGATATGATGAAAGTTTAAGTGGTAAAGCTACATTAGCACAAGAAGATATTCGTTTTGCTAGAACAATACAACGTATACAAAGAATTATTGTAAGTGAATTGAATAAGATTGCTGTTATTCATTTATACAGTCAGGGATATCGTGATGAATCTTTGGTTGATTTTACTCTTGAATTAACAAATCCATCTACTATATTTGAAAAAGAAAAAATAGATGTATATAAGAGCAAAGTAGAACTTTGTAAAGATATGCAAGAACAAAAAGTGTTTTCTAAGAAGTGGATTTATGAAAATATTTTTGGTTTGAGCGATCAAGATATGATTTCTCTACAAAAACAATTGATTGATGATGCTAAGGGTGCATATAGATTTAAACAAATCGAAGAAGAAGGAAATGATCCAGCACTATCATTCTTAAATAAAGATGAAAAGGAAGGCGGATCAGGCGGAGAAGCTTCTGCGGGAGGATCCTCAGGCGGAGAACTACCTACTGCGGAACCAAGTGGGGGAGAAGAAAAAGGTGATAAAGGTAAAGAGTCCAAAAAAACTCCAGGAGAAGCTGGTGGAGCAGGTGGTCTTCCTAAGTTATCGGAAAAACGGGATCAAACTGGTAGGAAAGATGCAAGAGATCATAAATATGCATTTGGCGAAGATCCACTGGGTACATTGGAGAATAACAGAAAGGCTGATTTGTCTGTTTCCCATAAATATAGAAAAGGCTCTGCTTTATCATTAGAAGCTATACGTGGACTGACTGATGTTTTGAAAACATTAGATCAGGAAAAAGAAATTTTAAGAGAGGGAAACCAAAAATCTTTTATGGATGAACAAAATATAAAAGAATAGTATAAATCCTTAATATTTATCCACATCAATTATATTTATAAATAATAATAAATAATATGCACAAGAAAGCAAAACATTCGAAATTTAAGAATGCTGGAATATTGTTTGAACTACTCACCCGTCAAATAACATCAGATATTCTAGCTGGAAGGGATGAATCATTCACGAAAAATTTGATGTTCAAATATTTTCACGAAAGCAAAGAACTTGGAAAGGAAGTGCAACTTTATAATTTCATTTTGCAACAAAAGAGTAAGGATTCTCAATCTGCTGAAAGAATTTTGAATGTGGTATTGCAAACTCGTTCGAAACTTAACGAACGTGAATTGAACAAACAAAAATATAACATCGTCAAGGAAATAAAAGAAAAGTATAACATCGACGAGTTTTTAAAGAATAAAATACCAAATTATAAATTATACGCTTCCATTTATAAATTATTTGAAGATCAACAAAAGGCCGAAGTTAAATTTGATGTTCAAGAATTAATTGAATCCAGAGAATATGTTTTAGATAATTTGTTGAAAGAGAAAAAGTCAGATGAAGAATCTATGGATGTTTATGGAAATCAAAGTCCAGAAGTTAGATTGTTAGCATATAAGTTTTTAATTGAAAATTTTAATAGTAAATACAATAATTTACTTCCTGATCAAAAGAAACTATTAAAAGAATATATAACGAATGTTTCAAACTCTAGTAAATTTACAAAATACGTAAATAACGAATATAAGAGAATAAGTGAGTTATTAAAACAACAATTAAAGGATGTTAATTCGGAAGTGGTCAAAATTAAGATAAACGAGGTAATTAGTCAATTTAGTACAAAAACTTTTGCCGGTATAATCAAAGAAAATCAATTAACTTCGCTATTAAATGCATATGAATTAGTTGAAGAAATTGAAAAATCAAAGAATGAAGCCACACCTAAGAAAGAAAGTTAAGTCACTCTTAAGTAAATTAAGAGCTAAAAACGAAGCTAGTACTACCGGTACAGGTCCAGTTGCTTCAGGTCCAGTAGCAATGGGAGGAGATGCTGCTAGAACACCATTTGCTTTTTCAACAAGAGGTCCAGGTAATATCAGAGCAGCAACTCAATTGGGATATAAATTGGCAAAAAGAGTAAAAAGAAGTCCAAATTATAAATTAGAGAATCAAATGTATAGTGAGCCTGCTTATATTACTCCAGCTCAGTCTATTGAATTGGGATCAACATATACAGATGAAAATGGTTTGGTTCAACACAACGATCCTAATTTAGATCCAAATCTAATAGGTCATAAACAGGGTATTTTGCCAATGTACGAAGGATTTAATGGTTTGAAATATGAACAAGAGGGTCAGACTGCTCCTCAACAATCTGCTGTTCCGCAACCAAAATCTCAATCACAACAATCTGTAGACGTAACAAATTATGATGTGTTGCCTGATTTCACTACTTTTGATACGAGACTAAAAAATAGCACCGAATCATTGAAGAACAATTTACAGAAAACTATACAAGATAAAATTTTAGGTAAAAAGATTGTTGTAAGAGCTAGTAAAGGATATAAACAACCAGAAACGGATTATACAATCAATGTTACCGGAGTAGCAATTGACTATTATTATGACAGATATGTTATCATCATTATAGGTCGTGAAGAAAATAAACAGAAAGTTGCTAAGTTTTTTATTAAGCCTGGATTTAAAATTAGAATTTTAGGAAATGCGGACAATTTAAAACCTAAAGATCAGTATCAAGTTGCTAAATCAAAAGCATTAGTTGAACCTGGTACTCAACAAAATGTTGTTCCACAAAACAAAATAACTGCTGGAAAAGACGATCAATCAAAACCAGCTACAGATCAAAATAAACAACAAGGAACACCATAATTTAAACATATGAAACAAGTATTAATCGATATATTACCATTTGAATTTAAGAAAAAAGCTTTAAATGAATCTCTAAAGGACGGCAAGTTGTATGTTACCGGCGTTTTGCAAAGAGCTGATGCAAAAAATCAAAATGGCCGTGTATATCCAGAAGACGTATTGAAACGTGAATCTGAAAAATATATGGATAACTTTGTAAAACAACGTCGTGCTATGGGTGAACTTGATCATCCTGAATCTTCAGTTGTTAACTTAAAGAATGTAAGTCACAATATCGTTGATATGGGTTGGGATGGAAAAGATTTGGTTGGTACTGTTGAAATTCTTCCAACACCAAGTGGTAATATTTTGAGAGATTTATTACAATCCGGTATTTTGTTGGGTATCAGTAGTCGTGGTTTAGGCAGCGTTAAAAAAGATATGAGAGAAAACGCTGACATAGTGCAAGATGATTTTGATTTAATTGCATTTGACTTTGTAAGTAATCCTAGTACACAAGGAGCATTTATGTATCCACAGGGTAAAATAAATGAAAGTGTAGAACACAAAACAATTATCAACCCATATAGTAATGTTGAAAGAATTATCCACAACATTCTATCAGAATTATAATATTTATTAAGTATGAAATTAAAACATTTACTAGAAAATTCTACTGAACACGCTTATACACCTTTGACAAAAGAAGAAAAGGCTAAGATGGTTGAATCCATTAAAGCTTATAATGAATATCGTAAATCTTTAAAAGCTGATTGTGTGTATGAAACCGCTTCAAGAATAATGGAAGCAGTTAATTTAGCAGAACGTTATGCTATCAAAGAATGTGGGGACTGGATGCAAGCTAAGATGGTAGAACGTGACATGAAAGAAATTAAAAGAGACGCTGCTAAAATGTACGAAGAAGCACAAAAAATCAAAGAAATTGAAAAGCAACTTGAAATGTTATACGAACAAGTTGGTGTAAGATTAGAAAGATATTTTGAGATTGCCGATTCTACAAACACTATAAACTAAAAGGTACTGAGTCGATAAATTCAAGCATTTTATCAAAAGTTTCAAAAACGTATCTTCTAGTTGACTCAATTACATAACCTTCGTTTGTTTTATAGACGAAGGTTTTTCTTTTTTCATTTACTAAATCCAATGAAGGAACTTCAATTTCACTGTACATTCTGTATTCGTCGTCTATACGAAAATTCATTTCGCCCAACATATCTATTTCTTTAAAATTCCATCCATCTGGACTGTCTAAATCTTCTAGTTTATACATCTTTTCTTCTTCAAAAATGTCATTGTTAATGAAGTTAATTAATTTTGGAGATTTTAAATAGTCTTTCATCGCACGAACGTCAGGATTTGAATGTGGGTTTTCTTCACCGGTTCTTTTTATAAATTTATATTTATCACCGGCATTAATATGTTTCGCAAAATTGTGATTGAAATTATAGGCCATATGAGTTAATTCTATCTATAAAGTCTGCTAGTACTTTGGTTTGTTCGTAGTCTTTAGTTTTATCTATACTAGTACTCAACATACTGAAAATTTCTTTGTCTTGTTTTTGAGGATATGTTCTTTGAATAAAACAAGCATATACAATTAATTTATCATTTCTCTGATCTATCAATTTTTTAAAAACATACTTTTTAGTACTGTCGTTACTGAATATTTCTGTTTCTATTTGTGTATTTTGTGGAGAATTAGGTATAAAATTTGTTTTGCCAAATCCACTAAATCCATTTTGTTTGCTTTGAAATACTAATAGTTCTTTTTTGTCAAATGATATTCCTTCGTTTTCTTTGAGTACTTGGTTAAAAGATTTGCCTTTAATAATATCAAAGTCTCTCAATGAATATTCATTTTCGGTAAGACTTTTAAGTATTTCTTTTAGTTTAGTAAAATGCTTTACACTACTTGGTTTGATTGTACGAGCCATTTTACGCACTTGAGGAGACACTTCACCGGATTTTACTTTACCTTTTTGTAAAGCTCTAACCAATCTAAAAAGTCTTGCTTGTTTTTCGCTAGTTGCAGGCATATATCAATAAATATAAAAAAAATTGATATATTTACATTTTATATTATATTTATTATTCAAATACATCATTCTTTGATGTCACATCAATTTATCTTCTTTGGAGTTCTTCAATAACTTCACCAACAAATAACAATAAGAAAGGCAGAAATACAATTATGAGCGATCTATTAAAAGAAAGTATCGCAGATGCTAAAGCTGTACGTGAAACAGCACTAGCAAATGCAAAAACTTTCCTTGAAGAAAGTTTTGCAAACAGTATGAAAGAAATGTTTGCTGATAAACTCAAGGAAGAAATGGCAGAAGAATCAAAAGCAGAAGAAACCGAAACCAACGAAGGTCAGATTGAAGAAAAGTTGGCATCTTCTGGTATTGGCGGAGAAAAAGGCAACGTTGCTAGTAAACAACATCCAAAAAATCCATCACCAGCTGCAAATAAAAGCACAACTCCAGCAGGTAAACAAGAATTCGATGCTAAGCTTGAAGAAGCCGAAGAAGTCGAAGAAGGAGCTGAAGTAACAAGTGAAGAGCTAGATGAAATTTTGGCTGAACTTGAAACTGAAGTTTCTGAAGGCGAAGAAGAAGAAAAAAATGGAGAAAGTAAAGACGAATCTGTTAATCTTGACGAATTATTAGCAGAATTAGAAGCTGAAGAAGGCGCACCAGTCGCTGCTGATCCAGCAGCCGCACCAGCTCCAGCTCCAGCTCCAGATGCAGCAGCTGCTCCAGCTCCAGAAGCACCTGCTCCACAAGCTCAAGTTCCTTCTCCAATGGAAGAAGATACTTATGAAGAAGATGTAACTTCTGAAGAAATGGCAGAAGCTTTAGTTGCTATCAATGAAGAAAATGAATCATTGAAGAAACAATTAGCAGAAGCTTTAGATACAGTTAAGTATATGAAGAATGTACTTTCTGAAACCAACCTATTGAATGCTAAGTTGCTTTATACCAACAAGTTGTTCAAGGGTAAGAGTTTGACCGAAGATCAAAAACTAAAGATTATTAACACTTTCGACTTGACCAAGAATATTCGTGAAGTCAAGTTGGCATATACAGTTTTGGCCGAATCATTTAATTCCGGTGCATCAGTTGCCAAGAAAAAGACAAATGCAACTGCTCAAACTATCACCGAAGGTTTGGCAAGCAAACCAGTATCCAGTACAAAGCCTGATTCTACTATCGTAGAACCTCAAGCTGATGTAATGGCTTCAAGATTCCAAAAACTCGCAGGAATCAAGAAGTAATTAGTTTGCGAGTAAAAACCTAACAGTAATTAATAATAAAGAAAGATAAAAATATGAGTATGGATGTAAAAAGTCTATTGACAGGTAATATGAATCCACAAGCCAAATTGATGGCTGAAACACGTGGACTACAAAACAAGTGGGAAAAGACAGGCCTCCTAGAAGGTTGCCAAGGTGTTGAAAAAGCACATATGTCAATCCTCTTGGAAAATCAAGCAAAGCAATTGCTAGACGAAGCTACCACAACCGGTACCTCTACCAGTTCAGAACAATGGGCTGGTGTAGCTCTACCATTGGTACGTCGTGTATTTGCTGAAATCGCTGCGAAGGAATTCGTAAGCGTTCAACCAATGAATCTACCATCTGGTCTAATTTTCTATTTAGACTTCAAGTATGGTACAACCGCTCCTGGTACCGATTTGCGTAACTTGAATAACGGTAGTTCCACAACTACACGTGCAGGTAAGCAATTGAATGACAGTTTGTTCGGTGGTACAGGCAAGAAGTTTGGTTCTACTGATGACGCAGTACGTGGTCTATACGGCCAAGGTGCTTATGCTTACTCAGTACGTCCAGTAAGTAGCTCCGCTATTACTCTTGCATTAACCGCTGGTTCAACCGGTATTGGTAATACAATTCAAACAGCTTCTTGGAACGACGTACAATTCGCCGCTGAATTGAGTTCTTCTGTAGTAGCTAAGAAATTGTTCAAAGTAATCTTGAACCACGATGACAATACAACTGGTGTTGCTGGTCAAGGTTATATGTACAACGTTGATTTGAATGCAGTACGTTCATTCAACTTGATCTCAGGTTCAACCACACCAACCTCTCTAAGAAGCAGTGGTTTGGTATTAAACACCTATAGCAAAGCAATTAACACTGGTAGTTTGAGCAATCCATTCTATCAAACCGTTTACATTGTTTCTGCTTCTAACAGCGCATTCGCTGGTGCATCAGGCAAGGTTAAGTTGATCTATAGTCTACAACCTACCGATAACCTACGTGGTGACTTCGAAGCTGGTAAGACCCCAGGTGAAGGTTCTGGTACCTCTGGTAACGTTGCTACACAAAGCATCGATACAGATATCAGTATCCCAGAAGTTAACTTGGTACTAAACAGCGAACCAATC